ACCGAAAGTTGGAACTTTATGCCTTATGTTCTTTCCGATACTCCTAGGAGCTCGGTGAACTTAGGCGAAAGAGTGTGGTCTGCTTACTTACCCACCCTTACAGGTGAGGAAAGTACACAGGCTACCTACTGGTTACCAAAAGGGTCCCTTGGAAAGTTAAATTTCAAAGGTAAAGCCCTTTTTGGTAGTCGTTTTCAGTCTTGGTCCGAGAACTCGCGAGAGTTCAAAGACAGGGAAGTGGAGGGTCTTACGACTTTCTTCATTGCCCTTGGCCTTCGTAAGTCGGCCTACAAGATCTTGCTGGCGAGAGGCCCTCAAGTCCTTGATCGGATTGAGGAAACCATCGCTGGTGTCATTGATTCTCTCTGGCTTGCTACACCAGATTCGTTCAACGTCACCACGGTCAGTAATGACCTGGCGATTGTGAGACGAGTAGTACTTAACATATTGACATGTGGTTCGTACTCTGTGGGTGAAGTGGTCAGGCAGTGGAAGGAATGGACTAATCACTTATTCCATTACATTGCACAAACCGACACACTCTTGGGACCGGTAGTGATACCACCCAAGTCTAACATCTTTACGAAGTTAGATGCGTTAGTTGTGGTCCGAGACCTTCGCAAGAAGGCAGATGATCTTACGATCACTAACTTGGACTATGAAAGATTAGCTCATCTGATCTCTACACGTCAAATGCCCTTTGCGGGGCATAAGACAACCATCAAAGCTAAAGCTGAGTATCTCAAGGTCCTTACAGGCCCTGCAGATACGGACGGACTCTTTCGATATAAGCTCTTCCTCGCCGCAAGACGGGTGGGAGCAATATGTCGTCAGATTGGCAAACCTATTCCTGATTCTACTTATCACTTTTCGGTGACGAATAGTGGTGAGGAACAGACTTCTTGTAAGAGGGGAGGCCAAGCAGCAGCAGTTTTCGAAGGCGCAAAGTATTACCTAACCCAATACCCTTTGCAGGGTGAGGAAAGGACTCCTTTCGGTGTCGTGAGACACCCGGGGGAGAAACAACTATGGCGCTATCTATTTCGTGAGGAAGTAATTCCTGACGAACACTCTTTCGGGGATCCTTATTTCTCAATTAAGGAACAACCCGGCCGCATGCGTGGTTTAGACGAGCACTTTGGAAAACAAGTGCTTTACTGTGCGTGGAAAGCATTCTGTGAAGATTGCAATCCCCGTGAAGGTGGCCAGAACTACCCGTTCGTGAGAGCGGAGGTAGTCCCAGAGATGGGTAACAAGGCACGTATGGTAACATGCGCACCCTGGTGGTTGGGGGTCTTACAAGCCCCAGCCGCCCATGCGTTGGTAGATGCCCTCAAGTGGCATCCTTCTGTCTGGTCTTCATTCGCAAGAATGGACCAGGGGTGGGAGGCTGCGAAGATGCTTCACGGCATCAAAGAGGAGGATGTGAATCCTATTCTATCATCGGATCTCAAGAACGCGACTAACGCTCAGCGATTCGACGTTTCGAAAGCCCTTTGGAATGGGTTCTGTGGTGGGTACGGGTTTGCGCCCTGTCCCTACTTAGATCTCGTGAGAGATTTCATAGGCCCTAGAACCGTTGATAATGTAGTGGAAGCTCCGTTCAACACCACAAAAGGTATCATGATGGGGGAACCCATCGCGAAACCCTTGCTTACTATTCTCAATCTCGCGATCGAGGAGCTGGCTTTCCTGGAGCATGAAGGATGGTCAGTAAATGATCTCTTCTCTGATAGGCCCGCACCGACACGCAAGTGGCGGTGTGTGCACATTGGAGGGGACGATCACTTAGTCCATGGACCTCGGTCTTACCTTGAGAGGATAACAGAGAACCACCTTGCGGCCGGTTCAATGATATCTCCGGGTACACACGGAATTTCAACGCGTATTGTGAAATACACGGAGAAATTAATCAATGTGTCCAAGGTTGGGAAGGGATTCAAGCCTAATAGCAAGAATCCTGAAGAAACAATTATGATAGATTCCGTCAAAGTTCGATTGCTCGAACGAGGAACTTCAGTCATGTTTGCGCGTGACCAGAAGAATGTCGCGATTGGAAAATCGGGACAACTATCACGATCCCTACAATGGTTACCCAAAGCTGGAATTGGCCGTAAGGACAAAGTCCAGATGGTGACCGCTCTCTTCTGCGTTAGAATGGGAAGTTTTATCCCTAACAAAGTTGAACATCCTAAGGCTTACGCCAATATTCATTTGCCCACGCAAGTGGGGGGATATGGGTTAGGCTTACTTGAAGACACATGTAAGTGGGTCAACAAGTCTCCTTTAGCTACACGTAGAGTAGTAGCTAAGATCTTGAGAGGGGATGATGTCAAGGAAGAACTCTCGTTACTATCCAGACTCAACCGAAACTTTGGATGCCGCGGTGTTAAAGCCGCCCAGGATTATAAGGAATCTGTCGTAAAACAGTTTACCGAATATCCTGATATGGTGGGAGCCATAGGTTATCCAGAGCTCATGCAACGTTTCCCCGCTGCAGACTACCACCGTGCCTATCATTTAGCTCGCGCTGAAGGATGGCGTACTGTGGAAGACTTCGCAGACGAGGCAGTGAGGGGTGTTATCTTTCATGAACTGATGACCAAACCCAAGGAGCGGGTCCTTTTCAGGACCGCGCCCTGGGTCGACACATATCGCAAGATATGGGATCGGTTAATGGAACTAACGGAGGGAGTGGATGTGAGTCCACTTAATCCGGATGACTCCTTCGCTGTTAACAAACGAATCATCTCAGCCCAGAAGATGTGGTGGATTGACTCCAACATGCCTTCATCTTTCGATCAAGGATATTGGGATCCTAATGACCCAGAATCAGAGACCTGGGATTTCTTCGAGGCCCCCCTCACGGAGGGTTTCGGGAAATCACTGCCGTCTTTGATTCTCGGTAGGAAGTTTCTTTGTATCCGATACATTAAGCCCACTAGCAATAGTGGTCGATCCTAAGATCATTCGCTTAAGCACCATCTACAGTTCCAACATTGCG